ATTTTGGCATCCAAAGATTGCCGGGTGTTCAATACTTTTGTCAAGAAGTAAATTTACCTGGAGTTAATTTTGGAGAAATCAGACAACCAACAAGGTACATAGATGTTAAACATCCCGCAAGTATGTTAAATTTTGAACAATTAGATGTTTCATTTATTGTTGATGAAGATTTAGTAAACTGGAGAGAGGTTTTTGATTGGATGCGTAGTATTGTAAATATAGAAGACACTAACGAATTTGTATCTCCACAAGACCAATATTCTGATGCTACACTCATTTTATTAAATAGTGCCATGAGAGAAAATCTTCGTATAAAATTTAAGAATTGTTTTCCTACAAATCTTTCTGGATTAAGATTCCTAACAACTCCATCAGAAACAGAGCCTCAAATCGCAACAATGACAATAACATTCGATTCATACGAAGTAGAAAAGGTATAAGGTAATAAAATGACTGGCACACCAACAGACTATTCAGATTTTGATTTTGGATTCACAGCAGTAGACGCGGATGAGTTAGAATCCGGCAATGAAATTATAGAATCTCAACCAACAGAAGTTATTAATGAAGTTTCTTCTGAACTTGTAGATAAAATTGATACATTGGAAGGTAAGATAAATTCGGTGATAGTAGCGATAGAAAATACATCTTCAGAGGATTTTAATATTTCTAATAATGATGACCTATCTAGAATAGAAGAAAAAATTGATAAGATTGTATCTTTAGAAACAGATGAATTGGCTCAAATGTTTTCTAATCAAGGAAACGATATCAGGGCAATAATAGATGAAGTTGAAGAAAGAAAAGGACAACTAGAAGTTGAATATAAAGGCAAAATGGAAACCATCGAAAGTTTGATAATGCCTCTTCTTTACAACCTTCTAAAAAATCCAGATAAAGAATATATTCTTTGGCCTAATAGAACAGAAGTTATACAAAAACAAATAGATAAGATTTTAAATGTAACGAGATAAACTTGACTTTTATATTATTTGTGATATAATTTATCGTATGGAATTAAGCGAAATTAGAATAATGGTTCAAGAAGATATGCCTATTGACGATACCGAATTAGATATCGAATCAATGAGTATACCACAACTTCACAATAAATATCTTAATCTTTATACAGATGAGAAACTACTATACCAAAAACTAAATGGAGAATATAGTAAACTCAAAAAATTAAAATGGGAATACTATACCGGCAAACTAGACCAAGAGGCACTGGAAGAATTGGGATGGGAGCAATTTCAATTAAAAATCTTGAAACAAGATATAAATTTATACATGGAATCAGATGATGATTTGCAAAGAGTGGCAAATAAAGTGGCATACCAATCAGAAAAAGTAAACTACTTAGAATCGATTCTAAAATCAATTAACAACAGACAATGGAATATTCGTAATGCAATCGAATGGAGAAAATTCATTAACGGACAATAATGCAATGAATCGTGTCTTCCTTAGACACGCATATCAATATGCATCAGCACATAGCAAAGACCCATCCACACAATTGGGTGCTGTTCTAGTTAAACCCAATGTTGGTATAATTTCATGGGGTGTTAATAACATCCCAGAAGGAATTAAAAACACAAAAGATAGATGGGAATATCCAAAGAAAAAACAATATGTTGAACACGCAGAGAGAAATGCATTATATAAATGCACTTCAAGAGCAATCTGTACAGCAGGAATGGTGATGTATTGCCCTTGGTTTGCTTGTGCAGATTGTGCAAGAGCAATCATTCAATGTGGTATTATTGGCGTGGTCGGTCATAAAGAAATGTATGAACTAACAAACGACAGATGGAAAGAAACAACAGACATTGGAATTTCTATGTTAAAAGAAGCCAGTGTTAAATGTACAATATGGAGTGGGAAAATAGGCAACGGATTATCTGTTCGTGTTAATGGAACTGAATTCCACCCATAAATAATAAGTATGAGTGTACTTACAATTGAGCATGTTGATTCTGTTAATATAAAAATAGATTGTGAAAGAGGTATTGCAAAAGAACTCTCTGATTTTTTTACATTTAAAGTTCCAGGTCATCAATATATGCCTGCATTCCGAAATAAGATATGGGATGGGCAAATTAAATTATACAACATATACAGTCAATTAATTTATGCAGGTTTGTATGATTACATTGTTCAATTTGCAAAAGATAGAAACTACGGTATAAATGAAATTAATAATGAAAATAAAACTTCTATATCAAAAGAACATATTGAAAGTTTTATTAATGACCATCTCAAACCATATGCGGCTGGAGAATCTATTCTTGCACACCAACATCAAATAGATGGAGTTTCATATGCGATTAATAACGAAAGGTGTCTTTTGTTATCACCTACTGCATCTGGAAAAAGTTTGATAATATATTCCCTAATAAGATATTATCTTGACAAAATGCCAAAAGATAAAAAGATTCTAATAATTGTACCCACGACATCGTTAGTACGGCAATTATATTCAGACTTTGATGAATACTCATTCAATAATGGATGGAATACAGAAAAGAATTGTCATACGATTTATGCTGGGAAAGATAAAAATTCAGAAAAGAGAGTAATGATATCTACTTGGCAAAGCATTTATAAATTGCCTAAAAAATACTTTGACCAATTTGGTGCAGTTTTTGGAGATGAGTGTCATCTATTTAAAGCAAAATCTCTTACAAGTATTATGAGTAAGTTGTCAGATTGTCCCTATAGAATAGGAACTACTGGTACACTAGACGAATCATTAACACATAAACTAGTAATTGAAGGTTTATTTGGTAGAGTAAGAAATATAACAAGTACAAAAGAACTTATGGATAAGAACTTACTGTCTAAACTTGAAATTGACTGCATACTATTAAAATATCCAGAGAAGACACGGTCTGCGGTAAAACGATTAAAATATCAAGACGAAATCGACTGGATAGTGGGAAATAAGAACAGAAACGACTTTATTACTAATTTATCACTTAATTTAAAGGGAAATACTTTAATTCTCTTCCAGTATGTCGATAAACATGGAAAAGGACTGTTCAAACTCCTCACAGAGCATTCTGGGGACTCCAGAGATGTATTCTTTGTCTATGGTGGAACTGATTCAGAAGTTAGAGAAAAGATTAGGAAAATAACAGAAACAAAAAATAACGCAATCATAGTAGCATCGTATGGTACTTTCAGCACTGGCATTTCTATAAGAAGATTGCATAATATAATATTTGCATCCCCATCTAAAAGTCGTATAAGAGTATTGCAGAGCATTGGTAGACAATTAAGAAAATCTAAACATAAAGATGTTGCAAAACTGTATGATATTGCGGATGATTTGCATTGGAAGTCATATAAAAATCATACATTAAGACATTTTGAATCTAGATTGAAAATATATGAATCCGAAAAATTCGACTACAATTCAATTTATATAAATATAAATAAATAAGGGGAAAACATGAACAAAGATTATAAAATTTTATTACTTACCAATGGAGATAAAATCATTGGTGAATTGGTTCTAAAATCAGAAAGCACCCTAACCCTTTATAGACCATTTCAATTAAAAGTTTTAACCTTAATGGATGAAATTGAAGATATGCCTGAAAGTATGATTAGACAAGAAGTTCTTGTTTTAAAAAATTGGCTAGACATGTCAAAATCACAAAAAGCAGAAATAGAAAGAACTCATATTCTTTCATTGACTGAACCGACTGATAAAGTGTGTAAATTTTATGATGCAGAAAAAGAAAAAGAAGACAATCCAGGTCTTTTAGAAGATATGCTTGATAAAATTAAAGAATATAAAGAAGATACAGAATTCGACCCATATGAAAATCAACAAATCAGTGGAGATGAAGCCATGTTTTTAAATAACGAAGATATACAATCTATTTTAGATAAAATGGCAAACGGTAACATCAAGAAAGATGATGCTGAATCGGACGACACTGAAGACATAAAAAATGAATCCAAAGACCCAAACGAATTTGATACAGATAAAGACATGTTTGGATGGTAATATAATATACCTTGTTTAACCTTGGCAAAGGTAATTGTAACATCAATTAAAATTAATGTCAAGTAAAAAAATAAATAATAATTGACAAAATAAAAAATGATTGTATAATGAAAGAAATGAAAAAGAAAAAGACTAAAAAAGTGGTGAATGAAAAACATTATATTAATAATGAAGAGTTTTTCGATGCAATGAGTGAATGGAAAAAGGTAGTAATCGAAACACAAGAAATTGGAGATAAAAAACCACCAGTAACAGATTATATTGGTGAATGTTTTTTAAAGATTGCTGAACGGCTTTCATATAGACCAAACTTTATTAATTATCCTTTTAGAGAAGAAATGGTTGGGGATGGAGTAGAAAATTGTTTGATGTACGCGAGTAATTTTGACCCAGAAAAATCAAAGAATCCATTTTCATATTTTACTCAAATAATTTATTATGCCTTTTTAAGAAGAATACAAAGAGAAAAGAAACAAGAATATATTAAATATAGATGTTTTGAAATAATGGATGACGCTGGAGTGTTACCAGAAGATTGGAAGACATCAGTTGCAAACATGAAAGGCGGGTCTTCAAAAAATCCATATGCTGATATGTTTAAATTATCAGAAACAGATATTGATAAATTTTCAAAAAAGACAAAAAAGAAAACAAGAAAGAAAAGAAAAACAACCACAAAAAATTTAGACGAAGTTTTACAGGATGAAGTAAGTGAAGATAGCACTGATAAATGACACGCACTTTGGTGCAAGGGGCGACAGCCAATTATTTTTAGATTATTTTATGAAGTTCTTCGATGATGTATTTTTCCCATACATTAAAGAGAACAACATAAAGACGGTAATACATGCCGGCGACTTGATGGATAGAAGGAAGTTTGTAAACTTCAATATTCTCAATCAAGTTCGCACAAGATTCATGGATAAATTAAGAGATGAAGGTGTAGAGTTACACTGTATTCTTGGCAACCATGATGTATACTACCGCAATACAAACACAATCAATTCGATACGAGAATTATTCGGTAACGATTTAATATTATATGAAGAACCTGCTGTGGTAAACTTTGATGGTTTAGATATTGCATTGCTTCCTTGGGTGAATAAAGAAAACAATGACGAGTCAGAAAACTTTATTAAAACCGCCGCGGCACCAATCCTCATAGGACATCTTGAACTTTATGGGTATGATGTTATACGAGGAGTAAAATATAACGAAGGAATGGATGCAAAATTGTTTAATAGATACGAACAAGTATTTACAGGACATTTTCATTGCAAGCAAGAACATGGAAACATTTATTATCTTGGAACACAATACCAGATTACATTCTCTGACTTACATGAAACAAAAGGATTTCATGTGTACGATACTGATACAAGAGAAATAGAATTTATAGAAAATCCATATAAGATGTTCCATTCATTATTATATAATGATAAGGATGGTCCGGTCGAGGTCGATAACAAATTAGATTATTTGAAAGATTCCTATGTTAAGTTGTTTGTTGAAAACAAAGAACACCCATACAGTTTTGACAGATACATGGATAAATTATATGATGCAGGAGTGGCAAAGATTACTGTAGTTGAAGAGTTAAATAATTCTGACTGGACTAAGGAAGAAATTGTTGACTTAGCGCAAGATACTGTTACACTAATCAATAACGAGATTGATATTATGGATGAAGTAAAAGATAAAGAAAAAATGAAACGACTCGTCAAGGATTTATACATGGAGAGTTTGTCCTTGTGATAATTTTTAAGACATTGAGTTGGAAGAACTTTCTTTCAACAGGCAACTATAAAACAACACTAGACCTTACCAGAAACAACAACACACTTATCTCTGGTGATAATGGTGCAGGGAAATCTACTATATTAGATGCATTGTGTTTTTCTTTGTTTGGTAAATCGTTTAGAGGAATTAAACTTCCTTTGTTGACAAATTCTATAAACGAAAAAGAGTGCGAAGCAGAAATTGAATTCTCTATTGGTAGAGATGAATATAGAGTAGTCCGTGGATTAAAACCAAAGAAATTTGAAATACACAAAAATGGCGATTTATTAGACCAAGATGCAAAATCTAGAGATTATCAAAAGATTCTAGAAGAACAAATTCTTAAAATGACTTTCAAATCTTTTTGTCAAGTAGTTATTCTTGGTTCATCAAACTATATTCCGTTTATGAAATTGAATGCATCGGATAGAAGAGCAGTTGTAGAAAACTTATTAGACATAGATGTATTTTCTGTAATGAATTCTTTGGTACGAGCAAGATTTCAAATGGCAGAAGCATATGTAAAAGACATCGACCACAAAATTGAAATTGCTAAAAGTAAGATAGACGAAAAACAAAAACTTATTAATACACTTAAAAAGAAATCTGATGACTCTATAGAAGATTATAAAAACGAAATAGAAACAAACAATAAAGAAGTTTCAAAACTACAAGAAGAACTTAAAGACATCGATAATGAAATTGAAATTCTTTTTAATGAAGTGAAAGATAAAGATGATATTCCAAAAAGACTTCTGAAGATGGAAGGGTTGGAACAGCAATTAAAGAATAAAGTTAAAACCATAGAAAAGAATGTAAAGTTTTATGAAGAAAATGATACCTGTCCTTCTTGTAAACAAGACATAGAGGAACACCACAAGAAATCTATGTTTGACGATAAAGCAACTGAACAAAAAGAAGTAGAGGATGGCATCTCAGATTTAACAGAAAATATAAAGACCACCAGTGAAAGAATGACAAAGATTAATGAAACTTTAAATTCCATAGAAATTCTTGAACTTGAAACAAACGAAATACAAACTAAAATTAATGTGGCACTCAAGTATATCAATACAATGCAAAACAGAATTACAGAAGCCTTGAACGAAGGAACAGAGGTACAAGAAACAAAAGATGAACTCAGCCAATTGATAGGTGAAGGTAAAGAGCATGTTGAAAAAAGAAAAGAGTTGGTGGAAGATAAACATTATTACGGCATTGCTTCTACTCTTTTAAAAGATACAGGAATTAAAGCAAAGATTATCAAACACTATCTGCCAATCATGAATAGATTGATTAATAAGTACCTTACAGATATGGATTTCTTTTGTCAGTTTAATTTGGATGAAAATTTCATCGAAACAATTAAAAGTAGGCATCGTGATGACTTTACTTATTATAATTTCAGTGAAGGTGAACGATTAAGAATCGACTTATCTTTATTGTTGGCATGGAGAGAAGTGGCAGGATTAAAAAATAGTGTAAACTGTAATCTGTTAATTTTAGATGAGGTATTCGATTCTAGCCTAGATTCTGTAGGCACAGAAGAGTTTCTAAAAATTCTAACAACTTTCGGAAATCGTGCGAATATATTTGTAATTTCTCATAAATCTGATACAATGACAGATAAGTTTAACAAACATATTGTATTTGAAAAGAAAAATAACTTTAGTAGGATAAAATAAGGAGATATTAAAATGACAACAAAAACAATGACTGAAGTAGAAAAGTATATGGAAATAATTGATAAAGAATGGACAGACCCATTGTCAGACCCAA